TGATACATTTGTAGAACAGCCTTTCTAAAATCTACAGCGTACATTATTTATTAAAAAGAAAACTTTACTATACAACTCCATTGTTTCCATTTTAAATTGTACGGACAGTATCGGATTATCTTTTATGTCAGACAACATGTGTTTAACTTTCAAGAGCTCATCATAGAATTCTTCCTTGAGATATGTCACATGAAGTGGATTCGTGTTTTGTAATGCTACTATCTCTTTTAAAAATGCCTTTGCTTTTGCTTCAAATATTGCAGAATCACAAGGAACTTTAAAATATTTTGTTCTCACTTCAACAAGAAATTCGAAAAATAAATTCTTTAATTTTTCACTCATTGAAAATTCACTATAAATAAAATAGAAGAAATGACGGTTTATTGTCACTGCTTGTAAAAATATGATATGATGTGTGAAAACGGTGCAAGCTTTACATGCCATGAGCACGAGCCAGCATACGCCTCTCGGCGGGTGACATGGTCTGTATCTTGGCACGGGTTTGCTGTTGCATGCCCGGGTACTGGCGCTCGATTGTGCTGAGCAGGCTTTTTGAAAACAAGGGTGTTGTTGCCTTGCTTTTGGCCTTTTCAGGCTCGGCAGGCACAACCGACTTGATGACTTGCGGCTCGGGAACAGATTGGCGGGCACCCATAGTGATATATGTGGTAGGTATACTGATTATATCGACTTTTCACAAATGCACCTTTATACTTATTTTGCTTGCTTGATGTGCGTGTAAATTTGGTTGATCACTTGAAAAATGCTAAAGCAATCGGTATGGGGCTTGTACCGTATAAACGTGCAACACAATTGGGACGTAATATATGCTTGGCGTGTCGCGTCTTTGTCCTTTTCGAAGTTGGTATCATGTTGTTGCTCATCACACTCGATGGCCAACTTGTAGCGTGGCAAATACAGGTCTATGAAGAACGGGCCAATGGGATATTGCAGGTCCATTACCTCTCCATCAAACGCCTCCATGATTTGGCGTAGTGTGGAAGCCTCGAATGTTGACACTTTGCATGGAATCACATCAATACCAAGTAGCTTGGCAATCTCGATGGCTTTGGGTTTGCGGGAGACAGTTACAAGATGCCGCAGTCCGACCAATGTGAGGAAAATGACGGTTTGATATCCGCCTCGAGTGTGGACTTGTTGCAGCACTTTCTTATCCATCCCAAAGTCCCTGATGGACGAGCCAATGTTGGATATGCCCAGCACCTTTGCAATATGCGTCGCCCTGAACAGGGGATTGCTGGGGGTGCCGTGGACATCGAGATTTATTCCGGCGCATTGAAGCGTGTTGACAATGTCCATTCTTTTTGGATTCACATATTACACATGAGTTTCCCTTTAATTGGATAAGAAATCAAAAGATATGAATACACAACCTAGTTGAACCTCTCATAGTGTACAGTCATAAAGTTGACAATAGTGATGTACTCGGCTTGTGTCACGACCAAAACATTCTTGATGGGGCCATCGTACTTGTACTTGGTCATCAATGGTTGATCCTTGATCCACTTCATAAACTCGACATGCATCTTACAGAAATATTCTTGACGCATGTACACGTGCTTGAATTCTTTGCACATGTACTTGAAAGTCTGCTTAATATTTTTGGTCTTGCCCAACTTGAGCAGAATGTGTCCATCATCAAACGTGTCGACCTCTGCAAGATATATTACGGGTTCCATATAGTATGGAGAATTAGGTATCATCGAATCGTGTTTTTCTTGTTTTTCAATGCGCAACTCATCATCCCCATGCTTGTCGATTTCCCTGACCATCCTATTGAATTTGATCTTGAAATCAAATGCATGTTCTTCAGCAGAGTCGGAAAGGATACGGTATACACCCAAATCAGTAAGAAACCAAATACTGTCGACGATTTGTTTCTCGTAAAACATTGTGAAATATTCGATGATGTCTGTGATATTTTCAATTTCCATGACATATCCAATTTGCTCAGCGAGAAACAATGGTCCATCTGGTGTGTATAAAATGTTGAGCTTGGTCTCAATTCCAGAGTCGGTTTCATAAGAGCGAGTAATAGACATTGTCTTGTAATGTATTCTTGCGGAAGGATGTTTTATACTGGTTGTAAAATTAAATGAATCATTTTTTTGCTTATTTGAAAATATACAAATAAAAAAATCATGTATATTGGATTAAATTACTGAGGCTTGGCTTTGTGAGTATTTGGGAACGTTTGTAGCCAACAATCCGGCATTCCTCGGTTGCCGATTTCAGGTAGAGACCATAAAAGCCTGGAACACCCGAGTCACCAGATACGATTGGCACCCCTTGATGAAAGATAAACATGTTGTTCAAGTGGGACAAGAACAGTTTCTTCTGGTCAACAGTCAACTGGTCCTTCTGCTTCCATTCTGTGTACTCCTTCAAGAGGTCATTCTGCGCAGCCCGGCCCATGATGTGAATCTCACACTTTTCGAGTAAGAATGTTGTGACATCTTTGCGTACACGTGCCTTGTCAAATATGACCGGGGCCCATGGCTTCATCTTCAATCCAGTGTAGAAGCCACTCTTGAGGTCGTGCTCTGGGTCATCCTCCTTGAGAATGTCGAACCTCTCCTTGAACCATGCATCAAGGTTTGATGTTTCCATCTTGTTCACAAACGAGTCACGCCAGAAGCGGTGACGTGCACGAACATAAACTACACGGACCTTGTCGTCGCTGCTGTCACTGATTTCAAAGCATTCGTTCAAGAAGCACTTCAATGATGTGGAAGGAGTGTTCGCTTTTGGCTCCGCCTTGGCTTTGAAGGGTCTCCCAGCTTTTCTCTTTTCCAAAGAGAGTAGTTGTGTGGGTTCGTTGTCAGAATCTTTGATTAGAACATAGTCTTCCCTCACCTTGCCCATTCCCAAAGAGTGGATGTCCATTATCTCCTGTTTGTGCTGTATTTGGCAAACTTGGTCCTCCGGAAAGAGGAGCAAGATTTGTGATTGTATCTATGCAAAACTTATAGCATATATTTTGCTCCCACCAAATACCAATGATATTTTGGGGTTTTCCTCTTTTGTATGAAAAACCTAGAGAGATGGTATGAATTGCCAACCAACTTCTTCACATATTTTGCACCAAATCTTGTCTTGAGCAGCCAATTTATCGCGACTTTTCAACAATGGAAAGTAAACAAGATACTCATCTTTATCAAGGAGTTGTAGAAACTTATTTAAAACAAAGCTGTACGAAAGAAAATTTTTTCTCTGGACCGGCTGGTTCTTCACGAATGGCGTCTGAATATGCTTGAACATATTGCGGAGTTTTTCCTCTAACTCGGGTGAAAAACTCGGCATGGGTAGGCCGTTAAGCCTATTGATTATATGGGGAATGTGCTCATAGTATTTATGCGCTTTTAGCTGTTTCAGGATTCGCTTGACCTTGTCATAAGATAGATTGGCCATATTTGTTATACGATGTTTCTTTATTTCCATGAGAATCTTGTCATAAACCTCTTCAGGGATTTCAGTTGTCTCTTTTCCCTGTATCTGATTTAACCATTCATTGAGATGATTAATTCTTTTATAGCTAAAGTACGTGACCTCCTTGGGTGGGTCTTTGTACGAGGGTTTATCATGATCGACAATCATATATTCCATGGTATGGCACACGTTGCAAAAAATATAGCCATCGTTCAGCATGATGGTAATATTAGAAGAGCCACAACATTTGCACGTATCATCAAGGTCCTTGACTTTTTCATTGATATAATTCTCATTTACAATCGACATGTAGTTATCAAGCAGTGACCCCCTCGACTTTTCGCACACACCTTTGGCCTTTGGACCTGGGGCAGCCACCACGGCCGGTTTCGCCGCACTCGATGTAAAAAAGCGCAGAATCGACCCCGACTTGTGATAGGCATCGCTGTCCATGAGCAGCTGGTTGACATTTCCCTTTTCGATCAGGTCGTAATATTTGAATAGAATATCCGAGGTATTCACATAATACAGGTCCTCGTCCATGTCTGCCTGTGTCTTTTTTAAAGTATCTCGCAACTCAATACATTTGTCTATCATGTTCATTTGCTTGTCCAACTCGGCATCTGTTATCCCGCCTACATGATTGGGCTTTCGCGCCTCGATGGCAGCTATTTCCCTTTCCAAAAAACACATTTCGCCCTCGATATCCGCCACAGTTGAGCGACATGATTTTAGCTTTTCCAGATGGGTATTGTGATAAATATCCAGGGTTTTCTTGCCACATGTGCTCATTCAACATTACAAGGTGGCAGTGTTACACCTTTAAATGACGTAGAAAAATAAAAACAAATACAAATATAAAAACTAAAGCCAGTCAAGTAATTTGATGCGCATTAATTGTTTTTCTTGAGACTATTTTTTCAAACATCAAAACAAATGAATCACTGAAAATGCCTAAAAATTGATTTATATAATATAGTATCCCTTCATGTTACATGTAGTCATGGGGTCAAAGGTAAGCAAACCCGAACTAGAAAACGTCACAATAGATCTTGAAGAAATACCTCACTACAAGCTTCGGAATCGGAAGGCAAGGGTGCGCATAAATAAACCCAAGCTTCGCCTTCACGTAGAGGTAAAATATGAAATGGTTTGAACATGGCTTTTTATACTCTCATCGACTTTACCTAAAACTTTGACATTTGTTTTGCCACCAAGTTGAGCAGCTCCAATTGTTGTTTAGCTGTGTAATATTTTTTCCATGTGCAATATAAAGTTTGTTACACCTCGTAAAATCTAAAATGAAACACTTTAGACCGAGCGTATTCACTATTAGCCGTACGGCTTGCGGTTGAAAATCAACCATGGAACGTCAAACTTGTACAGTAGGCTCTTCAACTACATGAGCCGCTCGACACAAATGTGCTGGGCGAGCCCTTCCGTTGACCAGTGCCACTGTCGCTCGGTGCATATTACGAGCTGCTTGAACGTCCCTGTCTCGCAACTTTCCGATGGTTTCGCAGGTTCTGCAGCATCGTAAGCGACGAGATTCTCCATCCACAATCATCCTCGTTCCGTCTCTTGTACACCAGGTCCTTTTCACAAGGGGTGGTTCTGTGACTGACCCACACTCGCAGCACGCCTTGGTAGTGTAGTGCTCTGAAATGGGAAAGACGGCCACTCGGTTTATTGGAAGACAGGAGACGTGTTGGACCTTGTGAAGAAGGAGTCGGTTGATGGTCAGTTGACCGTGGTGAGGGGTTTGCTATGGTGTCGTTCCACCATTATTGAAAAAAGCAAATACGTTAACCGCGATCTGAATGCTGCCATCAACATCCTTCACTGTGCGACGCTTCCGACAAGGCCGCTTGCGCTTCAAATGAGCCCAGGTCTGAAGAAGATTCACCAGCGTCTTGGTAGGATAATTTTATCACCGAAAGCATGATTAAATTGTGTAACAACAAGTTTAATTAACAAGTTTCGGCGATGGAGTGGTTTCAAGTTTGTATTGGCAAATTGAACGTAAGTTGTCTATGACAAGCCATTCTATACACACCGTCAAAAGATTATTGAGACATTTTAGGTGTTCCATTATTCAATTGGAGGAGTGTAAACATAATATCATTGTGCCATATGTTTATATTCTTTTTTTCAAGGTTTAGGGTTCAAAATATGTTTTTTACAACACTTTAAAAAAAAATAAATGACTAGACTGAAATAAATCAATTTATGCCGAGCACGACTCACACGCCTCCACATTCGCCAACTTGGTCATGGTGGGGTCCAAAGTAAATTGCTGAATCTTTGCCTTTGCCTTGGACCTGAGATAGTAGATTCCAGTCTTGAGGCCCAGTGACCACGCGTAAAAGTGCATCGACGACAACTTCTTGAAATCCGGTTGCTCCATGAACAGATTCATGCTCTGCGACTGGCAGATGAACGGTCCCCTGTCCGCGGCCATGTCGATGAGTACCTTTTGCTTGATCTCCCACACAGTCTTGTACAGGCTCTTGATGTCTTCCGGAATCTCGTCCACATTCTGCACACTCCCCTCGTAAAACATGATCTTGTCGCGCACCTCGCGAGTCCACAGGTCCCTGGCAATGAGATCGTCCATCAAATACTTGTTGATTATGATGAACTCGCCAGCCAGTGTCTTGCGCTTGTACATGTTGGAAGTGAAGGGCTCAAAGCACTCGTTGGCGGACATGATCTGAGATGTCGAAGCGGTAGGCATGGGTGCGATGAGCAGCGAGTTCATGATGCCGTGCTTCATCACCAACTGACGCAGGTTGTCCCAGTCGAACTTGTCACTCGGTGTCACATTCCACATGTCAAACTGGAACCTGCCCTCCGACATGGGCGACCCGGCAAATGTCGAGTAGGGTCCGTGCTTCTTGGCCAGTTCCATCGACGCCTCTACCGCCGCAAAGTACATGGTCTCGAAAATGTCCCGGTTCAGAGTGCGAGCCTCGTCACTGTCAAAGGGCACCCGCAACAGAGCGAACGCATCGGCAAGTCCCTGAACACCGATGCCAATGGGGCGGTGCGCCTTGTTTGACTTGGCTGCCTTTTCCAGAGGGTAGAAATTCACATCGATGACCTTGTTCAGATTCTTCACAATTACCTTGGTAATCTCGTACAGCTTCTCGAAATCGAACACGGACGTGTTGCCCACTCCGCTCGCAACCACAAAGGTCTTGAGCACAATGCTGGCAAGGTTGCACACCGCAATCTCGTCAGGCTTGGACACCTCGCAAATCTCCATGCACAGGTTGCTCGACTTGATGATCCCGATGTTGGACTGGTTTGTCTTGCGGTTGACCGCGTCCTTGAAGCCAATGTAGGGCACCCCAGTCTCGATCTGTGCCTCAAGGATCTTGAACCAAATGTCCTGCGCCTTGACCTGCTTGATGAAGCTGCCCGCCGCCTCATAGCCCTCATACAGCTTCACAAACTCGTCACCATAGACATCGGCAAGACCAGGGCACGCCTTGGGGCACATGAGCGACCACATCTGGTTCTCCTTGACACGCTGCATGAAGAGGTCAGACACCCACATGGCGTAAAACAGATCGCGCGCCCTCTCCTCCTCGACTCCGTGGTTCTTGCGCATGTCCAAGAAGCCCTCGATGTCAGCGTGCCAGGGCTCAAGAAACACCGCAATAGATCCATTCCTCTTGCCTCCCTGGTTGACATACTTGGCCGCATTGTTAAAGACACGCAGCATGGGGATGATCCCAGTCGAGATGCCGTTGGTGCCCTTGATCACCGAGTTACGGGCCCGGATGTTGTGGATGTGCATGCCGATGCCGCCCGCATTCTTGGAAATCAGCGCACAATCTTTCAGCGTGTTAAAAATGCCCTCGATCGAGTCGTCCTCCATGTGCACCAAGAAGCAGCTGCTGAGTTGGGGCCTGCGAGTGGCCGCGTTGAAGAGCGTGGGTGTGGCGTGGATAAAGTACTTGTTCGACATGAGGTCATAGGTCTGCAGTGCGTCCTTGATGTCGTAGCCATGGATGCCCAGTGCCACACGCATCAACATGTGTTGTGGCCTCTCGATCACCCGTCCACCAATCTTGAGCAGGTAGGCCCGCTCCATTGTCTTGAAACCAAAATAGTCATAGGCATAGTCACGCTTGTAGTCGATGATGCTGTTGAGCTTTTCCTTGTTGGCCTGCACAATCTCCCAGTGTTGTTCCGACACCAGCTCGCCCTCGAACAGGATCTGCGTAGTCTCTGAGAAAGAGGGCGAAGTGTTCTTGTGGTGGTTGGACGTGCTGATTCGAGATGCAAGCACACCATAGTCAGGGTGGTCCACAATCATCGAGCTGCACATGTAGGCTGCCATCTCGTCAATCTCGGACGTCTTGACACCATTGTAGATGCGTGCACATAACTTTTGGGTAAGCTCAAAGCAGTTGACACCGACAAGAGCATTGCTCAGGGTCTGCAAGCGGTTCAAGATCTTGTCGAACGAGACATCTTCGAGGTCTTGGTTGCGTTTGAGCACCTGCATGATGCCTTGACCGGCTTCTTACAATACAAGTGCGGACAAGCTTTATACCGTTTTTATTTTTTTCAATAAATATAATAACAATTTATAAAAAGGAAATGTTGTGCCGTTTTACAGTAGTATTGCTTGTAATTATCGTGGTATGCGCAATCTTGGCGACCATTTTTCAAGTGCAAAAATCGGAACATTATGTTGACAATAATGGTGCAGCTCAACAGACGGTAGATGTCACACTCCTCCAGGCGAAATCTCAAGCATATCTGCCCTTTCTTGGCAACTTTGTCTACACAGGCTCGGCAACAGCTTACAACAGTTTCACATCGGATCAACTCCAACAGATGATGCAGTTCTTGCCAACTTACGCTGATAGTCTTTGCAGCTGGAATGCAAATATCAACACAAACTGTAGCAATTTCTTCATAAACAACATTGCGTATGCTGACAATTACAATTTCGAATCGCCCATTGTTTGCAACAGCATCGAGACCAACGTGTCCCTTGACAAGGAACAGACCATGATGCGGTTTCTTAACAACCTCTACACCCTGCGCAAAAAATGCATTCGCATGAACACCGCCAAACAAAGCACCTTTGCATACAATAGTGGCGCGGGCGATACAGCCAATATATCGAGTGTGACTGCGTCCTCGGGTGACAATTACATGATCAAGCTTAACGGCAACATCGACCTCTTGGCCTTGATGCGTCCCAACATGATTTCATTTGGAAACTATGGCCTTTATCATATCGAACCACTCGAGTCAGGCGCAGACAACATGTATACGAATTACAGCTCAGAAGCCTCCTCACACACACTTGTCTTGTCCAGCTTGAAATATCCCACCAATATACAAACCAATATCAAAATTTATCCTGATAATATCAACAATGCCATGAATAACTTGGCGAACAACTCCAACTGGAACATCTTGTCCACAGTCTACTATATGAACTACGAAAGTCCATCGTTCCCACTCATTTCCAACCGTTATTACAACACACTTTCGTTCGTTGTCGACTACAATCAGATCAACAGTATCGTGGCAAACAATAGCCCTGCCCCACCAAACTATACCGAGACAATCTCACTCATCAATGACACAACCGACTTGGTAGACCTTACCAATATTATTTCGAGTGTCAATGTCATGATCAACCTGACCGAGTCACCCAACTTCATGACACTAACATTCCAGACGAGCACCACAACCAAACAAATTGTAAATGTCCACACCGACTTTTCAAACCGGCTCAAGGGCTATTTGCAACAAAACCCACCCAACTTGTATAACAATCCCAAGTTGTTCTATCACATTGTGGTTACATGCACACTTGATATG